GGAATCGGGACTGCCCACCGTTGGCTAAACTCCGAATCTGCCGAGAGGTCAAGGCTGAAGAGCAAGGAGGCAAAACGTCGCCGCCAGGCTCGTCTGTGCCAGCGCTGTGGTGGCAAGCTTGCTTATGACCGGCAACTCAACCGTCTGGAATCCGCCCTGGCCGCCGCAATCGGGGCACAACTCCGTTTTGAGTTTTTTCCGCCGGGCGGCTGTGCTATAAGTCCGCCCAGAGACATCGAGGGACAAGTACGCCCTCAGGCCGATGCAGGCCCCAGGTCTAAGCAACACCGAACGTCGCCCACCGAGGCGGCGTTTTTTCGTAGCGGGGTAGAGCAGCCTGGTAGCTCGCGAGGCCCATAACCTCGAGGTCGTCGGTTCAAATCCGGCCCCCGCCACCTTGGAGGAACGATGAGCGACGATCCCAGATTCTGCGGCGCTCGTAAGAAAAATGGCGGCGGAACTTGTACCCGGCCCTCAGGCTGGAGCACTAACCACCCTGGCGTTGGCCGCTGTAAGTGGCACGCCGGCAACACCCGCAACCACCAAACCGCAGCGGCGAAGCAGATTGCAACGGTCATGGGTGCTCCGCTCGACATCGAGCCCCACGACGCGCTGATCTGGTGTGTGCGTGTTGCCGCCGGCGAGGTCGGGTATTGCTCTTCGAGGATCGCCGAGCTTGATGAGGCGAGCGCGCTAATGCCGTCGCAGTCGATCGTGGATCGACCACTCAAAGAGGAAAGCGGCGCCGAGTCGGCGACTCTTCGCTCAACCGAGACACGAACCGACAACATGGCGCAGCTACACGTGTGGATCAGGGCCCGGCAAGACGCGACTGATCGGCTCGCCCGCTACTCAAAGATGGCGCTCGATGCCGGGGTTGCAGAGCGTGCGATTCGTTTGGCCGAGGGCTACGGCGAGGTGCTTGCCCGGATGCTCACCGGTGTATTTGCAGATCTTGTACTGACCGAAGAGCAGCAAGCGCGCGCGCCAGATATCGTGCGGAAGCATCTCGTGCTGCTCGAGGGCGGAAAGCCTGAAGTCATTGAGGGTGAGGTTGTCGATGCCCCAGACAGAGCAGGAGCGCCGGCCGCTTAGTCACCGCGAACGAATGCAAGCTGCGGGAGAGCGCCAGGTCGCATCTTCGAACCGGTTCCGCATGATCAGGGTGCTGACGCCTCTGATCGAGGGTGAGGGCGCAAGGCTCATCGCCGACGAGCTCCACGAACTTGGATCACTGCTCGACGATCGCATGGACGGCGCCTTGCTCGACGAGGTTCGAGACCGCGTCGTTGCGTTGTCAAAGGCAACCGGCGCAAAGCCGACCCGCGATGCGATGCTCGCACTTGCGGCGTGTTGCCTTCGCTGCGCATCGAACCTTAGGACCGACGAGCGGGGTCGCCGGCGCGGCGTTGTGCATTGACCGCCACCCTGCCGACAGGCACAGCTGACGTAGTCGTTGACAAACTCTTTCCGACCCCGGACCCATACACCGACGACCCGGCGCTTTGGGTTTCGGAGGTACTGGGCGAGCACCTGTGGTCAAAGCAGGTCGAGATCGTCGAGTCGGTGGTCGCCAACCGCCACACCGCAGTGCCCTCGTGTCACGGCACCGGAAAATCTTTCATCGCATCGAGGCTCGCCGCGTGGTGGCTCGATGCTCATCCCGCCGGTGAGGCGTTCGTCGTAACGACGGCGCCCTCGGACAAGCAGGTCAAGGCGATCCTGTGGCGTGAGATCGGCAAGGCGATACGCGCTGCAAAGCGCATGACCCGCCGCGCAAAGTCGTTCATCCTCAACTCGCGAACGACGCTCGACGCTCAGTGGTACGTGAAGCTCGGCGATCAGGACGAATTGGTTGCATACGGGCGAAAGCCCCAGGATCTGCAAAACGAGGAAGAGGCGGCCACCGCCTTTCAGGGCATCCACGCCAAATACGTGCTGGTAATCCTCGACGAGGCGTGCGGCATACCAAAGTGGCTATGGGACGCCGTCGATTCGCTGGTCACGAATGAACATTCGCGTGTCCTTGCAATCGGGAATCCAACCGACCCGACGTCGCACTTCGAGAAGGTCTGCCGGCCGGGCTCTGGTTGGAACGTAATCCCGATCGGCTACCAAGACACACCGAACTTCACCGGCGAGGCAGTGCCCGACAAACTGCGCGACCTGCTTCTGGGCAAGACCTGGGTAGCGGAGCGCCTGGCACGTTGGGGGCGCAAGTCCTCGCTCTACATCTCAAAGGTGCTCGGGTTCTTCCCCGAGTCAGCCGACGACACGTTGATCTCGGCGCAGATGATCAAGGATGCGCAGGCCCGCGATCTCTCCGGTCGAGCAATCTCCGATCCTGGCAACTACGGCTGGGACATCGGCGAGCTTGGCCCCGACGAGACGGCCGGGTATCTAAACCGCGGCGGCATGGTGCGGCGCATGTACGCCAACGCGGCGCACAATCCGATGGAGGCCGCCGGTGACATCGCAGCCGTGGCCCGCGATCACCGCGACCGCTCACACCAAGTGGACAAGATCGGCGTCGGATCGGGCACGTACTTCCGGCTCTTAGAACTTGGCATCCGCGTCTCAGGCTTTGGCGCAGGCGAGAAGGCGCGCGATCCACTTCGCTTTAAAAACCGCCGCGCCGAGGCGTGGTGGACGTTCCGGCAGATGATGATCGACGGCGCAGTCGACCTCGATCCCGGCGACGAGGAACTAGCCGCCGAGCTTCAGGCTCCCAAGTGGGGTCGCGACTCTGCGGGCCGCGTGTGGCTCGAGTCGAAAGAGAAGATGCGCGATCGCGGCATCGCTTCCCCGAACCGGGCCGACGCGGTGATCATGAGCTTCGTTCGCTCTCAGGGCGGCGATGTGTTGACAGATCAACCGCTCGACGCCAAGTCGCACGCTGGACCGATCACCAAGGACTTGCTTAACCGCCCCATGTAGCGCGGAGGTCTCAATGGCAACGGCAACAAAGGGACCGACGAACGAGCTGGGCCAGACCTCGAACGTCATTGAAGGCCTGCAGGGCATGGTGCCGTGGACCTCGTTCGTCCAAGAGTACGAGCACGTTCCCGAGCTTCGCTTCCCAACGTCTGTGCAGACCTACGAGCACATGCGAAACGACGCCCAGATCGCAGGGCTCTACATGGGCGCGACGCTGCCGATTCGCCGCTACGCCTGGCACGTCGATCCAGGCAATGCGCGCGAGGAGGTCGTAACTAACTTCGCCGAGGACATCGGCCTGCCGATCAAAGGTCAAGAGCCAACCCGGCCGCTGCGCACCAAGAACCGCTTCTCGCACGACGATCATCTTCGCCACGCTCTGCTTTCGCTGCTCTACGGCTTCGCGTACTTCGAGCAGGTTGGTGAGATCGTCGATGGCAGATGGCGCCTTCGCAAGCTCGCCTACCGGATGCCGCACTCGATCAGCGAGGTTATGGTCGCCCGCGACGGTGGCCTGCTTGGGATCAAACAGCAGTTCGGTCTTGAGGCACCGCCGATCCCGGTTGACCGCCTGGTCGCCTACGTGTGGGACCGCGAGGGCGGCAACTGGTACGGCCGGTCACTGCTTCGAGCGATGTTCCGCGAATACATCATCAAGGACCGTCTACTCCGCGTTGACGCGATCAAGCACGAGCGAAACGGGATGGGCGTGCCGACGGCGCGGGGAACGATCCCCGACGTATCGCCCCAAGCCTTGGCCGCAGCTCAGCAGGTCGCTTCAGCTTGGCGCGCCGGCGAGGATTCAGGAGCGGCGCTGCCCTACGGCGTGGACATCGAGCTAAAAGGCGTCACCGGCAATCTGCCCGACACCCTGGCCTCGATTCGCTACGCCGACCAGATGATGGCGAAGGTCTTTGTCCAGATGTTCGGCGAGCTGGGACAGACGCCCAACGGCTCGAGGGCCTTGGGCGACACGCTCGAAGGCCATTGGGACGACAGCCAGCACACGATCGCCAAGCAGTACGCGGTGACGACCTCCGCTCACGTAGCTGAGGATTGGGTCGATTGGAACTACGGGCCTGAAGAACCGGCACCGTCGATCGACTTTGACCCTGGGCCCGAAGAACTTGCACTAGCCGACATGGCGACGGCGGTCGAAAAGGGCCTGATCGTCGTTGACGAGGAGCTACGCACCTACCTGCGTCAGCGCTACAGCTTGCCGAAAGCCAGCGGCGCCCCGAACGCCGCGCCGAATGCCCCTCCCACTCCAATCGGCGCTCCGGTCGCAACGCGGCGCAAGGCCAGGACCGGTACCAAGCTCTTCACCGAGGTTCGCACCGCGCTCGCCGAGCCGACGACTTTCCGGCGTGAGCTGCTCGAGCATGAGGTCACCTCTGCCGCAGACTTCGAAGCGATGGACGCACAGTGGCGCTCAACGCTCGACGGTTTGCTTGACGACTGGGAGGACGTAACCGCGGCTGAGGTCGACGAGCTAACTGCCCAGGTGCAGGCAGCGACGAGCCTTGAAGAGCTGGCCGAGGTCCGCGCGACGGCGGTCGGCCAGGAAAAACTTGCAGAAGCAATGAAGAACGCAGCCCGCGACGGCGCTGCGCAGGCGCGCGCCGAGGCCGTAGCGCAAGGCGTCAAGATCGCAACTCCGGCGCTACCTGAAGCCGTCGATCAAGTGCTCGAGGCCCGGGCATCGGCGATCGACACGCTGCTAGCCCGCTCGATTTCAGAGACCGGCGGCCGAGAGGCGGTGCGCCTCGCCGGCGGCGCGCTCGACAACGAGGCCATCGCAGGCAGCGTGCGCGATCACCTCGAATCACTTTCGACTTCCTACCTGTCCGACCGGCTCGGCGGCGCCGTGACCAGCGCGCAAAACTACGGGCGCGCAGAGACTTTTAAGGTCGCTGAGGAAGAGGCGAAGAGCGCGAGCTACTACAGCTCCGAGCTGCTCGACACAAACACGTGTGAGAACTGCTCGGCGATCGACGGGACGAACTTCGACACGCTCGACGCTGCGAACGCGGAGTACCCGACCGGCGGTTACGTCGATTGCCTTGGACTCGACCGCTGTCGCGGCACCGTGGTCGCGAACTTTGAGGCGTAGCGATGGCCGCCGGCGACACGCTGCAAGGTCGGCGCATCGCGCTGGTTGACACTGAGCGCGGGCCGCGCATGAAGGACGATCAGACCTACGAGTTAAGGCCAGGCGATTACTGCGGGCCGGTCTGGGGATACGCCGGCGCGAAGCCAGCCGTGTTCATGCGCAAGCCAAACGGGGCTTTGTGTCATGTCACTTCACCGCCGCACACATTTATCGAGGAGGACGACGGCACGCTCACGATCGCGGCCTCGATCAGCGACAAGCGCGTACACGGCGGCGATCACAGTGACGGCTGGCACGGCTTCCTCGAGCGCGGCACCTGGCGCGAGGTCTGACAGATGGAGTTCGTCAGCTACCTAGACGATGGCTTTGAGTACCTCGAAGGCATCGAGCTTGGATCGGCGGGCATGGAATGGCCGGCAGCAAGCGGCCCGTTCACCATGACCGTCGAGCACATTCAAGACGTAATCACCGCGGCGAATGAGGACTCGCTGATCTGCACTCCGCGGATCAAGATCAGCCACAGCTCACCGGTCAACGACCCAGTCAACAACGACGGCGGCCGCGTCTCACCGTTCGCTGCTGTCGAAGGCTCCGAACCGGTGTTCGGAAAAGTGGTGAACCTGCGCACTGAGAACAACGGCGCGG